CGAAACCATTAAAACCGGTCTGACCGAAAGACTCGACGCATACCTTGAGTATGTTGCCGATGAGTGGATCCAAGAGAACGCTCTCGCAGTTGAGCACGGTCTTAAGACTGAAATGACCGAATCATTCCTTGCTGGAATGAAGAGTCTTTTTGAAGATCATTATGTAACAATCCCTGAAGATAGATATGATGTAATCGAGAGCATGGTAGATAAACTTGATGAAATGGAGACAAAACTCAACGAGCAAATCGAAAGAAATGTTGCTCTTAATAGAAGATTAGCCGAGTCGGTTGCTGATGTAATCTTTGCAGAAGTCGCTGAGGGACTTGCAGTTTCTCAGAAGGACAAACTCGCTTCTCTTGCCGAAAATGTTGAGTTTGGAAGTGAAGAAGACTATCGTGAGAAGCTAGTGACCCTGAGGGAATCTTATTTCCCATCAAACGCTGGTACTCAAAGAAGCACAAGCGAGAACTTTTCTGAAGAAGTAACCACAGAAGAGAAAGAAGCTCTTAATGAGTCTGTTTCTCCAATGATGGCTGCTTATCTGCAGACTCTTGCTAGAGCATCTAAAAAGTGATTTTTAGATTATAAACAAACAACAACACTTTTTTAAAAGAGGTAAATTCAAATGCAAATGTTCAATTCCGAACAGCTGCAGGAGAAGTGGGCACCTATCCTCGACTATGATGGTCTTGATCCAATCAAAGATTCTCATCGTAGAGCGGTAACCGCTATCCTGTTAGAAAACCAAGAGAGAGAACTCCGTGAAGAGCGTTCCTTCCTCTCCGAAGCTCCTACCAACTCTGTTGGTAACGGTGGTTATACTTCCGCTGGTGGTCAAACCGTTGCTGGTTTCGACCCTGTTCTGATCTCCCTGATCAGACGTTCAATGCCTAACCTGGTCGCTTATGACCTCGCAGGCGTTCAGCCAATGAACGGTCCTACTGGACTCATCTTCGCAATGCGTTCTAAGTACAGAACTCAAGGCGGCACCGAAGCTCTGTTCAACGAAGCAGACACCGCATTCTCTGGTCAGAGTGCAAGCTTCAACAACGTTAACGGTTTCACCGCTGGCGCTGTTGGTATGGGTACTACCGCTCAGCGTGGTTCGAACCCTGGCGCACTTGATCCTACCTATCCTGCAACTGGCGATGCTCAAACCTACAACGTAGGTCAGGGTATGCGTACCGACGACGCAGAAGGTCTTGGTGACGGCGCTGGTGCGTTCAACGAGATGGCATTCTCGATCGAGAAAGTCACCGTTACCGCTAAGTCAAGAGCACTGAAGGCTGAGTACTCACTTGAGCTTGCTCAGGACCTCAAGGCAATTCACGGTCTGAATGCAGAAGCTGAGCTTGCAAACATCCTCAGCACTGAAATTCTTGCTGAAATCAACCGTGAAGTCATCCGTACCATCTATAACGTTGCTGAGTCTGGTGCTCAAGCAAACGTTGCTACCGCTGGTACTTTCGACCTCGACGTTGACTCCAACGGTCGTTGGTCTGTTGAGAAGTTCAAGGGTCTTATCTTCCAAATCGAGCGCGACGCTAACGCTATCGCACAAAGAACTCGTAGAGGAAAGGGTAACATGATCCTCTGCTCGGCTGACGTTGCTTCGGCACTCACCATGGCAGGCGTTCTTGATTACACCCCTGCACTCAACGCTAACCTCAACGTTGACGACACCGGTAACACCTTCGCTGGTGTTCTCCAAGGTAAGTACAGAGTCTACATTGACCCATATTCGGCAAACGTTGCTGCTAACCAGTACTACGTTGTCGGTTATAAGGGTTCTTCACCTTATGACGCAGGTCTCTTCTACTGCCCATACGTTCCTCTCCAGATGGTTCGTGCCGTTGGTCAGGACACCTTCCAGCCTAAGATCGGCTTCAAGACCCGTTATGGTATCGTTGCTAACCCATTCTCACAGGGTACAGACACCATCACCTCACCTGGTCTTGATCGTAACGCAAACCGTTACTACAGAAGAGTCAAGGTTACCAACCTCATGTGATCTCGATTCACATATCTATCAGA